TAATACCGCTACATTTAGTGAGTTAAATATCGACGTTATTATTGACGAGGAAATGAAAGTATATGAAGAAATATATAATTGGATGACCAGTATGCTTTCATATAATGTTCAACCAGAATTAGCTAATAATAGAACTCCTGATTTTAAACTTAGCTATGATATGACATTATCTATCCTTACTAGCCAAAATAATGCTAATAGACGAATTAGGTATAAGGATGCTTTTCCTACATCGCTTGGAGGTATTCAGTTTACTTCATCTACTGGTGATATACAATATATCGTCATGCCTGTTTCATTTTCATTCTCTACATTTGAACTTATATAAAAAAAGAGCAGCCGAAGCTGCTCTTAAAGTTGGCAGGATCCGAAGATCCTGCCTTTTTTTATATGTGAATCTATTAGCTGCCGAGGATGTCGTCAACACGGAAGATTCGATAATATTGGTTGGTCTTAACTGTAGCAAGACCATCGGCTGGTGTGTCACCAACGAAAGGATTCGAGACCATGCCGTAGCGTGTCTTGAAGCCGATCTTTGGCTGGAAGGTGTCTTCCCCAACTGCACGAACCATTGTTAATGGTACGTATGGGCAGTAGAATACGCCAGCGTCGTATGGGTTTGTGCCCTTGTAGCCAACGTTGATGTAATCAACATTTGCATATGGGTCGATGTAAACTTTTACGCGACCATTAAGCGTACCAGCGAAGGTGTTGCCTGTGTCGTCTACGTTCAAGTTTGTGGACATAGCAGGAGCATAATCGAGCATGCCGGAAGAAGCAAGAGCAGAAGCAACATCTGAAGAACAGATGATGAAGTTGCCTTTACCGCGACGTGTTTCTTTAGCAATTACGTTTGACTCACGCTCGATCTGAAGAATCAGACCTTTGAACTTCTCAACTGACCAACGGCCATCAGCGTCTGTTTGTACGTTGAAGATACCATTAACAGCTGTATTTGTTTGAAGAGCACCGGTCTTGGCTTGCGTGTTGATTGTCCTGATAACTTCACGGTTGATTTCCGCAAGGATTTCAGTTGACAAAATGTTTGCAAGCTCTGTCTCAGCGTCAAGGCCGTGGATTGCCTTGAGGTCTTGAGCCAGTTCCAAGGAGTACTCAGCTTTGAGCGCACGAGATTTAGCTGTTACTGTAGCTTTCTCGATTGTGAAGCCCATTTCGCGGAAAGCAGCTGTAGCTGAAGAACCAAGAGCTTCTGCGTTAGCTGTAGACATACCACCAGCAAAGATGCTTGTAGAACGAGCGTCGTCAGCCGTCGAGTCAGAGTCGAGGTTGGTAACGTTCAAGCCTGATGGGTTGTCAGAGTCGTGTGTAGCGGAGCTATCACCAGAGAATGTGGTCTCTGCTTCGTTGAAGAGAGCCTCACGGTTGTTAGTGTTACCACCACCGTAACGTGACTTCATAGCAAAGATGAGGCCTGTTGGACCAGTCATTGGCTGAACGCCGCAGAGGTCATATGCCATCATGTTTGGAAGTGCACGGCGTACGAGCGAGATCAATACTGGATCATAGTTGCTAACAGCTGATGTCGCGTTGCCAGGTGGTGTTTGCTCTGAAAGGAAGTTAGCTTGTGTGCGCTCTTCACGAAGAGCTTTTTCTGTGTTCTCAAGAACTACAGCTGTAACTGCCTTGCGGTGACGGTCTGTGATAGAGCCAGCAGTCTCTTCATTGAGGACTGGGGCCCATTTTTCGACCAAACGATCGTAAGATTCCATTTTTATTTCTCCTAATTACTTGGAAGCTTGTCTGATGGCATTCAAATATAATGCCATTGTATCAGAAACTTCTTGAGTCTCCTCATCAGTCTCTTCAGATTCGATAATCGATGTTGCGCTCTTCTCTTTCTTGAAGTATGACTCTTTAACGATCGCTACCTTTTCAGCAAAGGCATCTTCGTCTACGAATTCAATATCTTTTACGAGTGAGGTGAGTTTCTCGACTTCGGTTTGGGCAAGACCACGAGATGCTTCGCGAATTACTTCATATCTCTTATAGAGATCGAGCTCTTCAGACATTTCGATAAACTTACCAGTTTGCTCATTGAGCTTGCCTTCAAGTTCTTCAACTTGTTCGGCGAGGCCGTCAACTAGGTCGACTTTGGACTCTGGAACTTCGATATAAGACTCAGTGAACAAGTCTTTCAACTTGCCCATGAAACCTTCAGCGATTTCCGTGCGGAGACCAGTCTGGATAGCCAGCTTGTTCTCTTCCATCCAATTCTCAACAACGTAGTTTAGGTATCCGTCGACTTTGTCAACGAGATCTTCCTTTGTACGTGCAATCTCTTCAGCTAATTCTTCTCGATAGCTTTCTTCTAAGCGATCTACTTCTTCAGAGACTTTTGAGGTAATAGCTGCTTCAAAAATGATAGCTGCTTTGCCTTTGAACTCATCAGAAAGAGTTGCTTCAGATTCTACGAGAGCATTTAGGTCTTCTGAGAAATCGTGCTCAGACTCAACAATAGCTGCTTCGTCTTCGTCGCTTTCAAAGCCTTCTGCTTTGTACATAGCTTGAAGTTGCTGCTTATTCATGCCTTGCAATTTTGCCATCATGCCAGCCATAAGAGCAGCTTTTGTTTTTGGCATTGGATCCTGCTTAGTAGCATTTTTTGCAGTGCCAAGTGCTGGAGGAGCAGCTTTACCCACAGAATCATCTGCTTTATCAACAGATGCTATGGACTGAGCCTCAGCGTTTTTAGGATCGTGAGCTTGAGCTTCAACGATTTCATTCTCGTCGATTACTTCATCGAGCTCAACATCCTGTTCAACTTGATCAGTCATGTTTGACTCCTATTTTAAGATTTTAGCAACGAGAGGAAATTCTTAAACTCACGCACCTGAGTCTCATAGAGATCTGCACGTGGAGCCTTTTTAATTTCAGTCTCCATCTTTTCAATTGCCCGAGGTTCAATGATGCCGTTATTCCAGATCCAGTCAACGCCTTCCATAATCCCATTAACAAAAGCTCCAGGAGCCGATGGATCTTGCACGATGTCTACCGTGTTAAGAATAAAATCGTCTTTGACGTACATAGCACCATTTCTATTCTCGAGGCTACCCATACCACGAGTTGAGACACCTAATCTTACGCCGCCGTCAAGTAGACCTTTTACGATCTTTCCATTAGGAGTATCTAAGATTTGTGCCTTACCCATAACATTATTTCCCTCGAAAGTGAGATCTGTAATCTTATGGGATACTTTATCCAAATTGACAGTAGGTCCATCTGGATGATTTAATTCACCAACCGCTCTGTCTTTGGAAACTTGATCTGTCACATATTTGTTTACCGCTGACTCCATAATAGCCTTTGGATATACGCGACCATTTCTATTTTTTTGTTCAGCCTGGGCAAATACGCCTTCGATGACATAATTCTTGCCACCGCCTTCTTTGGCTTCAATAATGACCTCTAGGTCGTTTTCGACGTATTCTGCAATGAGTTTCATTTCTTAGCCTTTAGCTGTTTAATAATTCTTTGTGAGGCTTTAACTGCCTGATTCTTATTGGCAAATGTATCGTACTTATCACCATCAACATATGCTACAAACGAATTACCTTGTTTGTATATTGCAATGTCAACCCCTTGAAACTTCTCTTTATGAGCCTGTTCACCGGGTGGCGTTTTGCCTTCTCTTAATTCTTTAAAAGTCTTCATTTTGTGCCTTTTATAAAAATCTACTTTATTTATACAAATTGAATTTTTAAATTTTCCACATGTATTTGTTTATACGATATCCCATTTTGTCCAAGTGTCTGCTAGATCTATTGTCTATACTGTGAACGTAGATAGTATTCGCATAGTGTTTTAGTTTTCCTATGTAATCTCTTACTACCTCTCTATCTTTAGCTGCTTCTAACGGAAAGAATCTTATCAATGCCATAGCATCGACTTTTGTTTTTCTTTCCCATCCCTTTATTTTAAAATTAGGATCTTCAATTCTATCACATTTAAAGTCCAATTTTGTTTCAAAAGATACCATTAGAGGCTCGAAGACATCAGTGTGATCAACGGATATGATCTCATCAAACACGTCTTTACCTAGCCATGCAAATCCTCCCATACCACATCCAAAGTCCATAACTGATTTGACGTCATCTTTCAACATAATATTGATAACCTTATCAAAGTGACCCAACAGCCAATTTACATGAAAAGGACTACAATATTGAACCAAATTTCTGTGAAGACGATGATTTAAATCTATATCATCATTGTACATAATATAGTTGGTAAAATAGTCTGACACCGCATATGAAATGGGGTAGTCTATCATTCTTCTTCATCTTCCTCGTCTTCAGCTTCTTCGTCTGAAAGTTCCATATCAAAATCTTCATCACCTTCTTCAGGTTCGTCAGTGATTCCATTATATACTTGATTTGCCATAGAGATTTTAGCTTGATCAAGAGCGTCAGCTTGTTTCTGCTGAAGCAAACTATTCATGATATCATTAGCAGCATTATAATCTGCCGCATATGCTTTATCGATCATATCTTCGATTTTGCTTCTACTTTCATCTTCCATCATTTATCTCCTAACTGAGTAATTTTAAACAAATCCCTTTGTACGGGATCTTTGATTCTATCTAAAATTGGTTCTACATGAGCCACTGTATTTCCTAA